CGAGCTGACAATTTACGTGTCTTCGCTTCAACAGTTTGTTTCAAGATTTGGATGCTCATTCTGTTACCTGCTACACCTTCTAGTGTTGCTGTTGAAGCTGCCTTAGCGGCTGCATCACTTGCATTACCAGAATATGAAGCCGCAATCTTGAATGGGCTTAGTGCTTCTTCACCAGCTAGTACGTTAGCACCTGCTGAAGTATCACTATAACGCACACGTAGAGTGTGGATCTGACCAACTGGGCCAGTCATTGGTTGTACACCAACTAACTCGTTAGCAATAACGGTTGGCATAACACGACGAATCACCGGTAGAATTACGCGGTTTAATGTTGCAACGTTACCAGCAGAAGTAGCACCAGCAGTTGGAGATTCCATCAAATACTTGCGAGTATTCTCTAGGGTCACACCCATTACTGATTTTTTAGTGCCTTGTAAGCCTTCTAATAGGGCTTCCTTTGTTTCTGCCCAACGTCCGTTTAATAGTTCTGACATTTAAATTTCTCCTTAAAATTTTAGTCCGGCGAGTCTGCGAATGTCAACAATATTATTGCTGTCACTTGACCCACTGCTATTTTGGTTGTTGGAAATCTTATTTCCGGTTATTTCTTTAGCCTCTACTAGTGCCTGTTTCTTCTGCGGAGCTTTGCCACCAGCAATAACTGATGGTAGATACTTTTCAAAACTTTCGTTTAGTTTAGTAGTCTTTACAGACTCCATTAATTCACTCATGATCTCTTTTTGTTCTGCATTTAGCGGGGACAAAAGTTCGCTCATGATTGCTTTTCTTTCTTGACTCTCTTTAAGAGTACGGATTTCAGCTTCTTTACTTTCTAAGATTTGTTCAGCTTTGACAACTGCCTGAGCGGCTTCTTGCATTGCTAAATCTTTCAAGTCTATGACTTTGAGTAATTTTGCTGTTTCCGATTTTTCATTTAAGTAACTAGTCGAGTATTCAGCGGCAAAAGCCTCGAACAACTTACGACCAAAGTCTGCACGACGAGCGGCTTCGATGTCTTCTTTCAATGTCTTCATTTCAGAACGTAGTCCTGAACTTACAACACCTTCAACCATCTTAGCGGCACGAGTTACAAATGCTTCTTTTACTTTCTTGATTTCTTTGCGACCTTCACGGATCAAGCGAACTTTCGTTTCTGCTAAATCTTTCTTATCGGTCATAAACTCTGTAATTTCTTGAGCTAGAGCCTCAACTACGAATTGTTCGAGTTTACCGAACTTGCTTGCCATTGCCACTTGATCTTCATGTAACTCACGAACTTCAGAAGCCAACTGACGTGTAACAAATTCCTTCATTACACCAGCCATCTTTTTCTTTTCTTTTGTTAGCTTAACTTTCATTTCAGCTAACTGGTTACGATCATCGGCGAACTCAACAATTTCTTGTGACAACTGTTCAGAGATCATGCGATCCACTGCTTCAATCATCGTGTTCTTGTCGTGTTCATATTTTTGTGCAAACTCTTCGCGTAGTTGCTGAGCTACTTGGGCTTTGTTCTCGACGATGCGAGCTTCCCAAGCAGACTCAATAGACTGCTTGATCTCTTCAGAAATCACATTGTTTTCAAATAACTGTTTTAGCGCATCCAACATATGATTCTCCTTGTTATTGGAGTCGGCTTATTATACCTAATAAGCTCTCTTTGAGATATTTCTGTGCTTTAGGATCACCTTTCACCTCTTGCGCTATGCGTAAGGCACTTAGTCCGCCTCGATTATTCATCAAGTGTTCATAAATTGGTGTTGGGTATGCTCCAGGAGCACTAGGTTGAGCTACCATATCTACTGTGATAATCTCAAAATCTGATACTTCACCGGAGCCGTCATCTCTGACATTTCCGGATCCGCGACTTGAAACGCCTAGCTTGACTCCGCTTTCCAGCATTGTCTTGATAAGTTGTCCCATTGGTGTTGGAAGTATTTTCAACTTCCCGTAACCATTAGGACCGTCCATCCACATGTTTGTTATCATGTGACTCACACGGTCCAGGTTAATTTTTAGATCATCTGGATGATCCACTTCCCCGAGAACTGAATAGCCGTTTTGAATCTGATCATTAAGGGTTTTGACAGCCTTGCCAATCTCATTAACAGGGTAAACACGCTGGTTGGCGTTTTTTATACCGCCCTGGATACAAATCCCGGACATGTATAAGTTTTTCCCATCTTTGTCATCAGACTCAACGACCATTTTTGCTTCGTTGAAACTGAGATTCTCTCGGAGGTATAAAGACATATTTTAGTTAGTCTCTTATTATCTTACTTTTTTGCTGATCAATGACTTAGTGTTGCTTTCGCCACGACCACTTGAGTCTGTTGCACCAACTTGTTTGCCAGGCTTGTTGAAACCTGCTTGACGATCAATGCCGCCGCCAGCTACTTGTTTCTTAAAACCTGTCTTACCTGCATCACTACCTGGACGGTTGTGTACATTCAAACCAGCTGTTAAGTCGCCTGCTTTAGGACTAGCTAAACCACCTTGTGTTCCGCCAGTTGTTGTGCTGAAACTTTGTGCTAAGTTCTTAGCAGTTCCGCCCATGTCGTTTTTGCCGGCTACGATTGGCTTAACGTTTGCACCATTGTCGCCATGCTTTGGAGCTGGAACTTTGTTAACGTATTCCATCATTGGCATACCGTCTTCTTCATCCATTGCGCCCATGTCGTCCATTCCACCCATTGCGTCATCTCCGCCCATGTCGTGGATACCAGGATGATCAGCTTCTTCAGCTTCTTCACCGGCTAATAGTTGTTCAAATTCTGCTTTTAGGTCTTCCAAAGCATCTTCTAGGTCCATAACGCGATCTTCAATATCGCCTTCGCCTGCTTCGTCACCTTCTTCGTCGCCGAATGGATCTTCTTCGCTGTCGTCTTCTGAACCTTCTTCATCATCTGATTCTTCGTCGTCAGCACCTTCTTCGTCGTCAGCTGATTCTTCTTCCTCGGCACCTTCTTCTTCCATGCCTTCTTCTTCCATGTCTTCTTCCATGCCTTCTTCTTCTTCTTCCATACCTTCATCTTGTTTGCTGTATGGGTTACCAGAGTCTTGGCTGAAGTCTTCAGCTAATAATTCTTCGTAAATTTCACGTGATTTTCCAACAACGATGTTGTGGAATATTTCTTTTGCAGATTGTTGATCATCATTGATCAAAGCTTCTAGCATTGCTTCAAATTGGGCGCGGTCAGTCATGTTAATTCTCCTGTGGTTGATGTATAGTTACAAGGCTGTTTATTATTTACACGAAAGATGTAAATCAAGTGTAATATAGGCGAAAAACAGTCAGTTTTTGACTGTTTTCGTTTATGCTGGTGGCGCGGCAGGTGCGGCGGCATACATATCGTGAATAAAGTCTAGTTCATTCTCTTGCTCTAGTATGTGAGCCTCACTGCTTTTGCGTAATTCGTTTAACTGTTTAAGAGTTAATCTTGTTTTTCTAGTGTCGCTACGATGCATAACACCGCTATCACGACTTGCATCGTAACGCAAATCATTAGCAACATGCCTAGTGTCAGGATCAATATAAAACAGTTCTCTTAAAATCATATTGTATTTATACTGGAGGAGCGGCTGCGGGGGCTCCGCCACCTGGAGCGGCTGCACCTGGAGTTTGTGCGGCAGCATCTTCACCAGTGTCCATATCTTCTGGAGCATCCATATCGCCTGCCATACCCAAGTCACCTTCAATTCCGCTAGCAGATAAGCCTGCACTACGCAATTCTCCAGCGGCATCTGTATGTGTTGGCTCGCCTTTGCCGTTCTCTTCTGCCCAGTAACGTTCGTTTTCTGACAATTCTTCTTGTGTTAAGCCTAAGAAACGCTTCATAGCAAAGCGTTTTGACACGAACGGTACTGCTTGAATAGTATTAAATGTATTGATACGCTCGGCATCAATAGCACTTTGCTTGCTACTGGCAAAGTTAAGTGGTGGATTAAACTGCAATTCAAACAAATTACTGTCAATGTTCACACCTTTGCTGTGCATATACATCTTAAATTCGTCATCAAACACCGCAGTAATAAGACTTTGCAAGCGTTCGCAGTACTTGTTAAAGCGTAATTCCTGAATATAAGCTGTACCAACACGGCCATCATTAAAATTACTTTGTGAATCATCTGCACCTGTAGGCAAATAGCTTGACGGAATACGCAATCCACGGAACAACTTGTTAGTAAAGTACTTTAGGTCATCAATTTCACCAATGTTCTTACCACCCTCGAGCATGGTAACATCTGATCCTTTACCGTCTGCTGTCTTAGGGAAGAAATAATCTTCATTAATTGACAATGGATTATATGCACTGTCAATAACATTCTGTCCGCCACCTGTTTGACTAGGTATACGGCGTTGGTGAATTTCATTCTTAACACGTTCTACGAATGCCATTGCCAAGTGACTAGGCATATTACCTACGTCAATATGGAACACACGACGTTCAGGAGCACGTTGTATACGATAGATTAGAATAGCATCTTCTAGCAATTCTTTCTGTTTGTACACTTTAAATATGTTTTCTAACAAGCTATTACCAAATGGATAGTTGTTATCCAAGCCTTCTGATAGGCTTAAATGTATAATATGCTTGGCATCGATAGCATTTTCTTTAAATTGTATGCCAAATCTGCTACCACTCGAGCCTGCTCCAGTACTTCCACGTTGTGCGCTAGTACCACTACTACCGCTTGCTGGTACAGGACCACCGCCTGGACTCTTAGAATTCATGTTGGCAGTAATTTGTGTAGCAACTAAGTGTTCAAAATTAGGTGCTAGGTCTTTAACAATATACTGTTCTGGTTTTTTGCCTTCACTTTCGTTGACAATAACTTTGATTAAGTTGCTTGTATCGATCCAATTCCACTTTTGATTCTCTGGATCACGGATGAAAAATGCATCACCGTACTTGAATACGTTACGAACGATACGGAAAATACGTGTATCAAACTTTTGTAGCTTGTTCCACTGCTGTAGATACTCGCTTAATACACGAACTTCTACGTTAGTTGCTTTATGACGCCACTTGATTGCAAATGGACTGCTGTTGTCTTTTAATTTTTGTGTGCAAAACTCTGCTAAAATGTCTAAAGCCGCATTAACTTCTGGATCACTGTCCATAGTTTCATACTGTTGATAACGTTCAATACGGTTTGGACTACCAGTATACACGTCTGGCAAGTAACTACTGTAGTTGCTACGTGCTGGTCCTGGACGGTTACCGCTATTAATTCCGTTGATAGGGCTTAATACGTCTCCGTTGACGGGAACAGGTGTAAAATATTTTTTCCAACTCATTAGTTTTCCTTAAGCGTGTGTTCTATTGCCAGTAGCTTTGCCAGAGTTTTTGGCAGTCTTCTCGCTATGCTGACTAACTTCAAGTGTTGCTTTTAGCACTTTATCCATAGTAGTATTTAAGCGAATTAATGAGTCGTTGACATCTTTCATGGTTACTGTTCCGGTAGCACTTGATGCTGATTCTACACTCCTAGCTGGTGTTGGTGCTGGTTTGCTAGCACTGATTGGTGGAATTTCCGGTACTGCCGCTCTTGCTTTTTCCTGTTCAGCACGAGACATTGCGGCTGTATCAATTTTTGGAGCTTCTACTTTGTTAGCGGCAAACGCATTTTTAAATACATTTGGATCCACTTTTGGAATATTATCGCCTGTACCATTAAGCAAGTTGCCAGCAGGTGTACGAGGTGTCATTAAAGATCGTACATAGGCTTCTGGTAATGGAGGTGGAGTTTTTGCTTCGGCACTTTTAGGAATAACTGGACTAGGACTTCCTAGTCCAGATATTTTAGTTTGTATGTCACCAAACATACTTTTAAATTTGTCAGTAGGTACAATGTCTCCTGCTGTTTTGGATTTAAACAACTCAGGACCGTTCTCGCCAACAACATACACATCATCTGGTGCAATTGGGCCACCAGCCGCTCGTTTATTATCTTTCTTTTTGAGATCAGGCAATGGAGTAGTAACTGCTGGGGCATTAGGTGCAGTACCTGTACCAGTTCCACCACCACCAGGTTTAGTTACGCCCAACACTGCCTTGCCAGCATTTACGATAACATTTAAACTCTGTTCAACGTCCCCGCCTTTACCATATACTTTTTCAATGGCTTTACCCCAAGTTTCAATTGCTGTTCTGCTGTTAGTCAGTTTAACAATTTCTTTATTAAGTACTGCTAATGTTTCATTAGCTGAATTAAATGCGGCATTTTGCAGTTGTGTCATTGCTTGTTGCGGAGCCGCTTGAGGATTTGGTTCGCCTGATTTGAGTTTGCTTTTGCTTAAATTTTCAACTTCTTTTTGTCTTTCAGTTTCTGCGGCATACTTGTCTTGTCCCGGAGCACGTTGAGCTTGTGCGGCATTTACACCACCACGTTCAAGATTTTCTTGGTATGCTGTTCTTAGACCACCTCTCAAGTTGTCAGGAGCACTTTGTAACAAACGTTGAAAACCTTTGGTCTTTTGATATTCAGCAGTATCCACTTTGGCACGGTCAAGTATTGCTTGCGCGGCTTGACGTTCTTGATCAGTCTTGGCCGCGGCCATCAATTGATTACCTTTGATGAACTCTCCCATGGCTTTTGGACCCATGCTCATCATTTGTATTTGATTTTCTTGGCTTAGTCTACCACCGGCCTGGATGATTTGTGCGGCATCTCCAGCACCTTTGCCCATACCAGCAATTGCGGCTTGACTGGCTATGATAGCTTTGCGTTGTTGTTCATCAGCACCAACCAACTGTGCTTGAACTTCTGCACTGCTAAGTCGTGTTGCAAGCTCAGCTTCAATAGCATCTCTACTTTTTCCGGAACTGATAGCAGTACGATTGATTTGATCAGCCAGTGCTCTTGCCGCTTTGGCCGCATCAGCTTTGGCTTCGTTGCTGACTAATTCGTCTTTTCTGCCCATTTGACTGAGCAACATGATTTTGCCTAGTTCGGCTTCTTTTATTTGATTGGTTAATCCGTCTTTTGTGCGCCTTGTATCATCAAGTCGCCTGCCGCAGACAATTGTCTAGCACGATCGTCGGCATTGCCAGCAAAGTTGTTCAATGCACCTTTACTGTTGGCCATGGCAGTTTTGTAATCGTTCAATTCTAAACCAGCTTGACGTAATGCAACAGTCATGCCCATGAAGTCGCCACCGCCAATACCTTCATTGGCATTGGCCCGTGACTTGTCTGCTTGATCAATAGCTCTATTGCCCATTGCGGCCAAAGGCCCAGCACCATACTGTGCCAACAATGCCATAGCACCTTTGGCTTCTTTTCCTATATCTTGTCCCTCAGTTTCCCATGCGAGTTGTAATTTACCACCTGCTGTAATAACTTCGCCAAACTTTTTAGCAAGTAAGCCGGCGTTTGTGATCAAATCATTAATGATACCGCCGCCGGCGCTAGTACCACCCGCAGGAGCACCACCAGTTTTACCTGGCCCAGAGTTATTGGGCATCAAGATGTCCGTTAACATCTTTCTTAGATCATCGGTAGTTAATTCCATGAAAAGAAATCCTTAAAAAGTGCGTATATAAATACACTTACATATATTTATCAGGAGCCAATATGGCCAATAATCCCTTAGAACAGTTTTTTAGACAACCGAAGATATTCATCAATCTGCCCAGCAAGGGTGCATATCATGAAGTAGGAGTAATGCAAGGTGATGTTTCAAACATGCCAGTGTACAGTATGACTGCCATGGATGAGATTATTGCCAAAACTCCAGATGCCATGTTTAGTGGAGAAAGCACAGTACGCATGATACAAAGCTGTTGCCCAAATATCAAGAATGCCTGGGGTCTAAGCATGATAGACACCGACTTGTTGTTTGCCGCAATTCGTATTGCTACATATGGCAACATGATATCCGTAGGGCACACTTGCCCCGCTTGTGAAGGTCATAATGAATACGAACTGGATCTCAGTCGTATCGTGGATCATCTTACTAACTGCAAATACGAAAATACTGTTACATTAGATAAAATAACTATTAGAACACAACCTGTAACTTATAAAGTCAGTACAGACATTGCTATTCAACAGTATCAAATGAACAAACGTTTAGTTCAATTGGAAACTATGGAAGACTCGGATGAAAAGCAAAAAATGATCAATGAGTTGTTTGTTGACATTGGAAAAATACAAACTGAGTTCTTTATTGCCAATGTGGAAAGCATTGATACAGGTAATCAAGTTGTTACTGAAAGAGAATTCATAGTGGAATTCATGAACAACTGCGATAAAACCATATACGATGCTATTAAAAAACAAGTTGAATTGAATCAGGCCACTTGGAAATTACCTTCATACGAAGTCAAATGTACCGAGTGTAACAAAGACAACGAAATTTCAATCACTCTAGACCAATCGAATTTTTTCGCCTAAGCCTGATCTTCCTGTCCGCTGAAGAAATTCAAAAGGAATTGGTTAGGCTAGAAGAAGAAGTCAAAGAATTCAAACAAGAACTGTTTAGAATTAGTTGGTACATGCGGGGCGGAGTCACAGTAAATGATCTGTTGCAGATCTATGGTTACGAAGATCGCATGGGCATGTACAACATCATTAAAGAAAACATAGAACTAACTAAAGAATCTGGACTGCCTTTACTTTAAAGAGCCGTCTGGATTTGTTTCTCTACCCATGAAGTCAAATGTACGCTTGGTAGCTGTGGATGGCACAACTGCTGGCTCCGCATTTGCAGACGCTGGTGCTGCCGGGGCAGCTGGATCCACAGCTTTGGCACCTTGATTTGTTGCAGTTCCAGGAGCCGCTGGTTCTGCTTCTTTTTCTGTTCCAGCTTCGCTATCTTGCTTCTTGGATGCTTCTTGTTCTTTAGCTATGGCAGCATTTACATTTTTAACAATAGTATTGTATCTTTCTATACTGTCTTTGTATTTTGGCATACCAGCTACTTCACTGCCTTGCATCCAATCTGCCAATTCTGTTGCACCATCAGATAACAATAAAGGATTGTGCATTACCAAACTGAGAATCACTTGACTAGGATTTGGATCTTTGGCTATTTCCATTGCTATCAAATTGAATGCCGCCGGAGATGCTATTTTTGTCAATTTAGTCACACCTGGAATAAATGCTCCTATTACTCTAAAAATTCCATAACCGGTGGCAGATACCAGCAGGCTACCAGAAAGTATTTCTAACATTTTGGCCACAGCTTTTTGCATTTGTATATGGTTATACAGCACAAACCATTCTTCTATATTTTCAGGCTCCCGGCCCTGATATGACATGCCTTTTAACTGACCAGCATCTTTCAATTGCTGAAATGCATCGTTATCAGTATCTCCAAGGTATTGGCGTGCCTTGTCCATAGTTTGTTTGTAAGTGCTGATTGGACCATATAGAATTTTACCTAAGATAGCAAGATTTAAAAGAGCATAAACGCCACCAACCATTGCAACCACAGTTGCAACCCCCTTGCCCCATACAGTAAATCTGTTGCCAGATTTTATTTTGCCAGCTTTGGCTTCTGCGGCTAGCTCTGCCACTTTTTTAGCATTTGTAGTACCAAATTGATCTGCAATCCTATCTAGATACTTGGCTTCTGCCAGCTGTAATATATCTTTTCTAGCATCAGGAAACTGAGCAAATAAATCGTTTGGTACTTCTGGTGTACCCGGTGTGGCAGGTTTACCAGGTACAGTTTTCATTGCAGGGCCGCCATCGGCTCCAATAATGGGTTGGCCGTTGGCGCCTAACATGGGTTCTTTGGTTGCTGGTGTAGCTGGTGTACCAGGAGTAGCAGCCTGCTTGGGAGGCACAATTGCTTCAATTGGTCTGGGTTCTGTGAATCTGTTTATTCTAGCATCATACAGTTCGTCTGCATATTTGTCAGCGGCTGAACGTAGCTTGGCAAAAGACTCTCGATCAAGTCTTCCGCCATAACCCAATATTCCGCCTTTCTCATATTTGTCTGCAATCTGTGCCTCTATAAACTCTGCCGCCTTTTCCTTGCCCGCTTTTTTTTCCAAAAAGGTAGCCAGGTCTTCACCAAACAATCGGCCCATTTGATATCGAGCTTTCAATAAAAGGCCCGGCCCTTTACCACCTAACGGGGTTTCATCTAGTCGTGACTCGGAAATAATTTCGTATACTTTCATAGTTTGTTCTCAGTATGATATTTATCAACCCTTATAAGAAGAACTTACGTTCTTCTGTTCATCGCTATCGCTCGAACTTACAGTTTTCTTTTATTATGTATGATTAAACGCGAAGCGTTAAGATATTATCTAGATCGTTCAGTCACACTTTGCCCTGGCGGGCAAAGTATTTTTGGACATTATCTGAGTCGAACAATATCACTTAGCGTTAGCACTAAAACGTAGGCGGTCATCCTGTACCTACTCATGCTGTCTTTATATGACGGCGGGCTTGCAACATACGCTAACATGCTGTAAACCGTGGGGCTACTACCCCTCTTTTAGCCTGGAAAATTCTTGCTGTTGACTAAACGGATTCTATAGGCATATTCCATCGTCGTCCTGTAAAGGATAGTAATCAACATCTCTGACACCAAGCAGAACTACCTTACCGCCACACATCAGAGCGGATTTCGGACACTATATCAACGCCAGTGCGGGCTTATTTGGTGTTTTA